AAGTATGTTTTGTAGGGTGTATCGACAAAGAGGATTAGCCATAGGTTTACCTGGCTACAGAAGGCGGGTCCCAAGACCCGGTACCGTAGTCTTGAGTGATTCAGGAATGGTATATCAGACAGTTCTCCTAAGAAAAAGTTAGGGGCCTTGCGGCCCCCCTTAAAGTTAATCCAAATCTGCTATGTCAACCACAATTGGCTGCGTAGACATCTTGACTTCTGATGCGCTTGCAGTATTGGTTGAGTTCTTGAGCATTTCGAAAGCGTCCTTCCAACTGATTTTGGTGTGGTTAGGAACTTTCTGGCCTTTACGAAATAGCCATTCAGATGTATCCATCTGACGCCACTTCGCTCCGCAAATTTGACATCGAATATAAGCCGTAGCGTCCGTGAACGTGTGGTAGTACACCGCGTAATCGGTCTTCGGCGACTGGACCCCAAACCCGCCCTTCTTGTGAGTACATATAGCCTGAATAGATAACTTTTCGGCCTCTGCATACTTAGCGGTAATTTTTCGTTGGTCGTCACGAGCCTTGAGTGACTTTTGCTTATCTTGCCTTTCTTCCAGTGCTTGCTGGCGTTCGGCAAGCAATAGTGTAACTAGCATCTGCAATGTTGCGGCATCGCTAGATGGTACTGCTGGCGCTGGTACTGCGGGTTGCGGTGCTGATACAGGGATTGCGCCCTGCTCAGGCTTTGTCTGGTCTGTCATGTTGCCTCGATCAGGGCGCTGCCCTGGTTCCCGGTTAGCTCCGGTGAGCGTTTGTCGGCTAGGTCCTGCCGTTATTCCTGGTCTGACCAGGTTGCATCACCTTCTAGTTCACGTCGATTACGGAACCAATAAAGGGTTTTGCGGAATCTCCGGCTGACTGGTCCGTCAACTGGGTGACCGAATATCTCGTTAGCTCGCGCCTCTGAGACGATTCCTTTCTCGATCAACTGGACTTCGACTGTGCGCCAACCGCGAAACGCCTCTCCAGAAGGCATGTCACGCTTGTCTAGTCGCAGGACGCTCCACTCGTACATAGCGGGCACTTGGAGGTAGCACACTGGTACGACGTGGTCCGTTCCTGGTCTGAAGGCCCATAATGCCACGGTAGCGGGCGGATACCCGTTATCGATGGTGTAGCATTTAATGCCCGAGCTTCGTAACTTCTCGATGAAGACCCGAGTACGGATAGGATTGACCTTACGAGCCACTTCATTACAAAGTGCCTCCTGGTCTTCCATCTTGTACCGGACTGCCATCTTTTGCGAGACCTCTCGGTCCGCGAGTAACGATTCTTGGGCGAATGCTTTATAGTCCTTCGGCCACTTGAACCAATTAGGGGTTCCACCAGCAAGCATTTTCTTGATTGTCGCTTGCGTGGTCTTCAAGTCGTGACGCTCCTTCCACGGATCGTCAATACTTTGTAGCGGCGGCAAATTTGCCATATACAGTCCTTATGTATTTGATTGCGTTCCCGAGAATCCTGACGCTATCTTTCAAGCGCCCGAGTCCGAGATTACAATCCTCACAGAGCAAGCCGCGATTTCTCCCGGTCTTGTGGCTGTGATCGATATGCGGTGTCTTTAGGAATTTCTTCCTACAGATTGCGCAACGATTCTTTTATTTTCTTAGAAGAGCGTCGTGCTCTTCCGAGGTCATATCATGTCGATGTAATCGGACACGAGCGTTCATTCTCTTTCTGTTCTTTTCAGTCCATTTCTTGTTTTGCTCTAGCTTATATCGGCGATTACGACGATACCAACTACGAGTAAAACCGTTATGACGAAGTCTTTGCTTTTCGGATTCCATTTTTGTTCTCCTCAAAAGAACGGGTAAGGAAGGTATGTTTGAGGCATACCTTCCCACCCTATCTTAACACAGGTTGCAACCCATGTCAAGGGTTAATTTACTGAATTGCTGGGACGCTGTCGATAAATCTCATCCTCTGCGTGTTCACTCCACGTGCAGGAGGAAGACTTACAGTTTGATGAAATTTATAACTGCACCAACCACCGATTGTTCCGGTCGGGTCAAAGCTGCTCTTAGGAGCGTTGTCCACAACTGAACAGTCGATTGTACGCCAGTCGCCGTCGTGCAAGTCGGTGTCGCCACCAACTTCCAACCAAACGCCGATTAGAGCATAATTACCGAACACGTATGTACGGTAAGCAATCTTGCCAGTTGCCTGGTAGCTTGCGGTTGTGGTCACGAACGGAGTCTGACGAAGCACGATGTTTGTGCCCGGCAGTTCAATGTCCTGCTTCTGGTCAGAGCCAGCCATCTTATCGAACTTATCGATGTTGCCCAACTTCCACAAGTCCACGATACTGTTGTTCACAGTCGTAGCATTGAAGATGTCGCCCAACACGTTCGGAGAAACAACTCCTGCGTACTTACCACCACGATTCGGCAATACGTTCTTTGAAACAAGCTGCTGCTTCATTTCACGGATTGTTCCCAAATCTAGGGTGTACGGAGCACTTAGCAAGCTGCTCTGGTTAACCTGTGTGTCAACGGTGCTTGCGCCCGCTGCGTCACAGACTGCACTGTACAACTCAGAGATGCTCTGGCCTGCCTGGTAAGCAAGTTCGATTGCGCTGTTTCCAACGAGATCGTCCAATGCTGCGGCAATAACAAAGCTACTGAAGTTGCTGTAATTATTCCTGATTAGTTAATGGCTTCTTGTGTCTCCACAAAAGCACTCTTGCTGTCACCAGCAAGTCCAGACTGTGTCTTTATTTCCGATTTCTCGGAAACGCTTAGCGTGTCAGTCGTTGCGGAATCCTCACCTGAGTTCAGACTTCTGATCTTCTCATTCAACTGAAATATGCGGTGGGAGATTTCTGCATCCCTACCGAATAAATCTTGTTGTCGAAGACGAATTATTTCTAGAAGCATCTTAGCTCTATCCCGCTTCAAAAGCAAATGCGGAATAACATCGAGTAAGAATTTTTCTTTGTTCTTGCTGCCGGAAACAAACCACTGATAAATTAGTTTGTGTTTGGGATTTCTTTGACGGGCATGAAATCGCCCGCCGTAATTCGCCATCAGCCACTTAATAACAACAAAATCCGTGCTGACAATCGAAATATTCAGTCCCCGATGATACGTACCACAAATACTGCCGTCTCCATCTAAATACCCGGCGGCGTACTCGGCACGCTTCTTTGATTTAGAAAAAACATCGGGAACCGGAACAGGCTCTTGATTAAGCCTCTTCACTTTATCCCACAACTCGCGTCGTCTTGTGTTGTCTCCTCGTCCTAATCTAAGAAAGTCTAAACCTACTAAAGCCTGTTCTTTCTTAATAACTAAGTATGGGAGAAGACCCAATAAAAACGCCTCTTGATTTTCGGCACCGTACATAACCCACCGAAATATCTTCGAGCCCGGAGCAAAACTATTCTTTTTTATTTCGGCACACATGCTCCCGCCGAAATTAGAAACAATCCAATCAATCAGTTTCCTATCTGTATTCGTGGCTTGAAGCATTAAATTAAACCCTTCATAACCCGAACTTTTTCTGCTGATAGAAAGACTGATTGATCCTTCTGAATCCATTATTCCAGCCATATACGGCCATGCTTTCTTTTGCATAAGGTTTCCTCAAACTCGTCTCATTGCGCTCTTATAACACTATAGCACAGCGAGATGTAATTTGATATAGTTAAGTTTTAGGTGAACAGAATTAAATATTCACCCACCTGAGCCGGGCTGCTGATCTGCCCGACGAACTCGGGTGATCCGATAACTCCATCACCACGCTGGGTTGTGTCTCCAACCAAGGTGTTGTACTGGAAGAACTGACGGTTGATTCCGCTGTTCAACGGCTGAACTTTACGTTCTGCTGCTGAAAGGAATGCGTCGGTCTCTCCCTTGAGGCTTGGGATTAGTTCTTTGTCGAAAAGAATGCTTTGTGCCGTCAACACATTTCCGACGTTTGCTCCAGACGGGTTCGGGCTTCCTGCCATAGTTGTATCCTCTTACAAGCGGCTTGCGAGTGCCTGTCTCCGCTTACGCGGGCTTGTGGATTAGGTTCGTTGTTTGTTACGTGCCGCGATGAATGCCTCAATTTGAGGGCGCATTTTAGGATCACGCATTTTTGCTCTCATCGTTGCAGCGTCCCAACTATTAACTTCTTCCACTCCGAGTAATTTCGGCTTTGTTGGCGCGGGTCGGGGAGAAGACATACTTCCCGGCTCAATGCCGCCGTTTACTCCCGGTCGAGGAGCAGCAACTACCGGATTAACCGGAGTCGGTGCTTGTGCCGGAGCAGGCGCTGGTGGTTGCACCACTGGCGCTACTTGTGTTGTAACCTTCTCTTCTACCTTGACGGGATTAGCCGGGGGTGTAAAAGCGGTTGGTCTCTCAACAGGAGCCAACTCTGATTCCAATGCATGAAATGCGATATCAAGATTGTCGTCTGTCCAGGCTAACTGATTTTCCTGGAAGTAATCTCCGAGCGACTTAATGTTTGCTTGACAATTGTAAAAATCGTCTTTGTGACGGACCAAGAACCTACGACTTACGTCTTCCTGGCGACGGAATTCAACAGCTTCGGCATCTTTCGCGTCCCTCTCCGCCGAATATCGATCCCTATCCGCCTGTCCGACCTTCCGAACAGCTTCAAGCTGCTTAGTCGGATCGTCACTCTTCAAATCCTTCATGGCTTCGAGCAACTCTTGGTCGGAGAACTTCGACGTAGGGCGCTCGACAACTTGTTCCTTAAATGTTACCTTTTGATTCTTCAAACGATTGAACGCTCGGGTCGCCTGACTATGAGCTTCCTTCTGCTTGGCAGCTAGCTCTGGCCATCCACGAGCTTCTAGGTGCGTTGGCCTGCCGATGGGGTTTTTGTTGTCATCGAGAACCTGGTAGTCCTGAACCAGCTTTGATATGTTGCCGTGCTGGTCGCGTTGAGCCGTGATACCAGCCGCTGCGAGTGCGGCTGTTTCTTCTGCCTGCGCCGCTTCTCGTGCTACGTCTGCTTCATGCGCCAACGTCGCTACTGCTACGCGTGCTGCTTCTACTTCCGCTGCTGCTGCCGCTTCTCTTTCCGCAAATTGCAGGTCTATCTCGACTGAGTCTCCTACGGGAACTTCTGCTATCGGAACAGGCTCGGGCGAAAGAACTTCCGGAACAGGTTCTTCTACCGGAGCGGGCTGGTTAGCGTCTATCTGCGCCTGTGCCGCTAGGACATCAGCCTCAGACTTAGACTGAATAATCTTGTAGATCGCTTGTCTCATTTCATCTGACCGGCGCAACTGGTCTTTCATTTCCGCAGAGGTCCAACGCTTAATTTCTTCAAACGTGACCGCTGAGGGAGTCAGTCCTTGGGTTACCATAATTATTCCGTCCTTTTGACGAGAGGTTTGACGATTCGATTGACTTCCGGTACTTCTATTTTCTCAGGTTCTGGCGTCACAAATGCAGGTTGAGTCTGCCACTGGACAGTGTGCAAGATAAGAAAAGCAAACTCTGTGCGTTCTCGAAGCTTCTGATGAGCGGCTTTAAGCTTTCGCTCGTAACCTTCCACCTCAGGGTTTATCCTGGTGATATCTTCTTGTGCGCGTTTTATTGATTCGGTAAACAGCAACTCCAGCACGGCATATCCGGGCTGGTTTGAAAGAGCAGCTAAAGATAACTGCTGTGTTTGAGTTAGTTCTCCTGCTAACAACGGAATTGGAGGCATTGTTTATTCCTTTATGCTGTAGTTTCTGAGCCGAATGACTCAGGATTGTCCGACGTTTGGCCCATGGTTTCTAGGTTCAGGCTGTGCTCGGTTGCTGCACGTAGAGCTTCCGCTCCGGCCTTGCCTAAGGTCTTCTGATCCTCAAGCTGCTGTTGCTGCTGGAACTTCTGTGTCTGCATATTCTGTTGCGCCTTTGCTTGCGCTGCCTGCATAGCTGACGGAGAATTTGCTTCGTACTTTTGAACTTCGTCGTCGGTCATCGGACGTAGGAATTCTTGACTGAACTTCCAACCTGCGGCGTCCGTAAACGCCTTAAAAACCGCGACCGCGTCGAACTGATAGTGAGCGTCGTTGACTGACTTCTGGAACGTTGGGTTGTTCAACAACTGAATTATGACTGGTAGAGCCTGGGCCATTTCCTTCTTTGCACCCAAGTGCGCTCCCGCGAGAACTTCATATTCGAATTTCGCATTACGAAACTCAATGTGATCACCCAAATACTTTGTCCCCATCTCTTCGCCTAGAACACGGCGGAGAACTGATGTTGACAACAAGTCATTGTTCAAATCATCCATCTGGTAGAGCCACGGCACGAATACCTGTTCTACCAAGTGACCGCTAGGACCGTCTAAGCGAGATGCGTTAGCTTGAATAACTCCCGCTGCCCCGGTACCTGAGCGCATTCCAGTTGTCTTGACTCCGGGCGCTCCAGCGCCTAGTCCAACCTGCTCGTTCGCTCCTGATGTCTCCTGCGCTGCGGCTCTGGCTTGCTGCAAGAACTGCCAGGCTTCCGAAGGTACAGGTGGCATCGTCAGGAACTTAAATGCCTTCTCAACGTCGTCATCTACGTCGATAATTCCGCCCTGCTTCCAGCGGGTCATTGATGTTGGAACGTTGAAGCCCTTCTTACGTACGGCGGTAGGCTGCAAGCCGTATGCAAGTAGATCAAGTGCTAGATTCGTTATTCCTTGTTCGACGATTTGTTCGCTTCCTATTAGCTGGCCTAACCCCTGGCCGTAGAAAGAATCGGGAAGGTCTCTCCAGTTTGCGCTGAAGAACGGAGTCACTCCGTATGGATTCGGCTCATTTCTTATGATGATATTCATGCCGTTGAACGCCAACACCACAATGACTTTATCTTTATCCCAACGCTCAAGAATCTCCATCGGAGAATCCAACGGGTCGGAACTAGACTTGTAGCTACGCGGAAGCGCATGCTGCAAGTAGCCACGCATACCTTCCGGAATAGTCATTGTAGAGTTATCTGACTTTACGGTTGGTCCGAGTAGGAAAAATGCTTTTAGATCGTCCTCACTTACAATGTTGTACCCTGGAAGTGGACGAAGACTATTTAGGTCATCAAATGTCGCGTAGTCTCGATAGATTACCCACTTTGCTTCTCGAATATCGCCGACTCGGCACCCTGGGTCAACCAAGACTGTACGAATGTCGCAGAACTTAATCCACGGACGTGATTCCTTCTGCGTATCAATAAACTGTTCGTGCTCGTCTGAATCTGGGGTGTCGATAGGGGCAGACGCCGCCACAGTATTTAACTTCACTGGGTCTGCCTTGCGACGATACGTCTTAATCTTCTCATCGCGCTCAAGAAAGCCCCACTTGAAGATTGTGGTGCCGAATAGAGCCATTTGTGTTGCGCCACGCTCAACCTGAACCTTGAACTTCATGTCCCATAGCTGCGCGGAAAACAACGCAGTCTTGGCACGAGTTATTTCCGTTTTTGTGCCCGGACGCGGGCGTAGCAAAAACGGAGGGTCCTCGTAGAACAGTCCCTCAACAATCTTAGGCACAATTGAACTCAAGTGGTTCGATAGAGTAAACTTCGGAACATTCGCCTGAGCTACCCCGCCGTCAAACGCGCTAGACTGTCGCGGGCTCTGCAAAATAAGGTCTGACTCTGTCCAGACTGCCGCCCAAGAATTGGTGTTGATGTACTGGTCGGCGCGAGCAGCATCGTTTACAACTAAATTAAGTGCTGACTCATCATCAAACATGTAGGCCCCGGTTTCGGAGTCCTTATGCATGTTCTTTGACGTAATATCACCCACAGCCTCGACTGCGATCCGCTGGACCGTATCAGCCGCATGCTTGTTAAGCGGTTCCGTCATGTTATCCTCTTAAGCCATTGTTACCAAAAAGTCGTCTTGCTATACTGCTATTCTGCGGTTCTAACTCTGGATTTGGGGGAGCAAATTCTCGGACTTGGGCTCTACCGAACATTGCTTCGTGTTGCGCTAGCAGCATCCTCTGGCCCATTTCCTTTTCCTGTTGATCTACGTCTAGCTTCTGTTGCTCGGGAGTCTTCGGTGTACTGCTGGGAAGATACCCGCTAATAAACGAAAGCATGTCTGGGATATCATCTTTCTTAGAACGAGTGCTCTTAGCTCCAGTGTATTGACTCAACTGTAGAAAAGCCTCATTGTTCCAAGGTCCCATTGCAAAGTACATCCTGTCTGACTTAAGTAGAACTTCGAGCCCTTGAACACGATTTCTCTTCGCGTCATAGCCCTGCATTACGGGTGCCCGATATATGTGATAACGAGGTAGCCCCAGCTTATCGAACGCTTCTTTAACGGCGTACATCCAAAAG